ATGACTTACCCATTAACAAAAAAAGTATGCCAATTAGATCAGCAAGGTATTTATGTTGGGCAAACTGACGCAGATTTATCCCCAGAAGAAGCCGAAAACGGTATCTATTTAATGCCTGCTGGTTGTGTTGATACCACCCCACCGGAAGCAAAAGAAGGCTTTGTTGCTAAATGGACAAGTGACGAATGGCAATATATTGAAAACCATATCGGCAAAACTGTTTATTCAACAGCAACAAAAGAATCCATGGAAATTAGTGAGCTTGGCATAATTCCAGAAGGTTACACATTAATAAAGCCCGAGAACGAGCTTGAAGAATGGAGCGGTAAGGCGTGGGTAATTTCACCCGAAAAACTAACCGCACTTTTAACTGAAAAACGTAACAGCTTAATTGAGCAAATTGATAGCCACGCGGCAAAAATCTACAGCACATGGACACGCTTTGAAAGCGAGTATCGTGAACGCCAAGCCGCGGCAGAAGCCTTTAAAGCGGCAAATTATGAAGGCGAATGCAGTCGATATATCTCAGACTTTGCGCAACGTGCGAGACTAGATAACAAGACCGCCACAAACCTAATTTTGACACAAGCAGCAGGCTTGGAAAAACTGCAGGTTGAATTAGCTAATCAACGTATGCGTAAGTATGAGCTCAAGGCACCTAATCTCACGCTTGAGCAACTGCAATCAATCCATGATGACATTATCAAACAAATGGATAACTTGATGGAGGCATATCAAAATGGCTAAGGTTTATTTGGCGATGTACAAACACAAACGTGACTGGCGCAAAGAGCCAATCAAAGCGATAGCCGACCGTATTACTCGATTTTGCACAAAGGGCAAATATTCGCATTGCGAGATTGCTATTGAGCGCATTGAGTTTGGTAACGGACATCATTATGAGCATGCGACAGTATATGACTGCTACTCCTCATCGGTACAAGACGGTGGGGTGCGTTGCAAACAGATTGATGTGTCCGATAACACCAAATGGGATTTAATTCCGCTGGACGGTGTACCTGAAGCAGAAATCAAAGCCTATTTTGACCGCACTTTGGGTTGTAAATACGACTGGTGGGGCGCGCTAGGGATTGTGCTTGGCATCAAAGAAAAACGCAGTAAGTATTTTTGTTCTGAATGGTGTTTTAATGCGCTTTCAGGCAATGAAGAAGGCTGGCGATTTAGCCCGAATCAATTAGGGGCAATATTTAAATATGATGACTAAAGACAAACCGATCATTAATTTTAACTGGAAATTTGGTGACGATGAAAGCGAAACGCTGACGCTAGATGAAAAAGAAGTACCTGAAGGCTTTGCTGATAGCGAATTTGACTTGTTTATCGTGCCTGATGGCAAAGATCCAGTTATCCATTTGACAAAAGGCAATGGTATTGCGTTATCGGATAACAACATCAAAATCACTTGCACGCGCGACCGTTTAACTAACACAAAATGGAAGACCGCAAGTTGGGCGTTAAAAATCACGAATACGAGCAACTGGCGAGACACGCTATGTGGCGGAAAGATTACGCGTTATAGCTACTATCCTGCAGAACGCGTAGAGGAATGACGCGATGAAAGACTGTAAACGGGCAATCGATGTGAAATTGCAGTTGAAACAAGCAGTGACAGTATCGTTGCAATCAAAACAACCTATAAAGGTGACGTTATCAAAAGGTATTTCTGGTGGCTGTGGTACACCTGTTTTACCTGAATTTTCAGATTTAATTATCCATTACAAAATAGGACGACTATGACAACACAAACTATCCAACAACTTTTAACTGAGTTTGCTCAATATTTAGGCGAGCAAGACAAAGCGATTTTAGCTCAAATTGAGGCAAAGATAACCCAACTTAAAAATGACCTATTAGGTGGTGAGGTATCAGCCGATTTAGACACATTTAGAGAGCTTGCGGAAGAGTTACGCAAACTCAAAGCAAGCGGAAGCAGTGCGCCTGAGGCATTAACCACTAAACTGACGGAATTTAAACAGAGTTTAGATGGCGTGATTGAGCAAATTAACGCACTAAAAGCAATGGACTTAAAGGCGGCTTATCAAAAAGGGAGAAATAGCTAATGAGCCTTTTACAACAGTTACCAGAGGTCATTGAGCAAATCGGGCGAGATATTAAAGCCATAACTGTTGTGCTTGGTAGAGGTCGCCCTGATAAGCCCGATACAACAGGTGACAAAATAACAGGAGAGGAGCCCAAAATAAAAGGCAATGAGCCTAACGGGACTATCTATGAGTCATCAGATGGCGGTGGAGTCGGAGCCTGGAAATGGCAAAAACGCAACGAGAAATGGGTGGTAATAGATGGTGATACAGGTTTGGTTAATGCTGTAACTAAAAACCTAAAGCCTGGTGCTTACATTAAATTCCGCAGGCAAGGCAACCTTGTATCATGTCATATGGGTGGTCTTCAATGGGGATTGTTTGGTTATTTGGGTAAAACCGAAAAAGGGTATCTACCAAGACAGCCAGGAAGGGTTGAAGTTATTGGTACAAGTGGGATTCCGCTTGGATTTAGATCAGATGACTCTTGTGGATTTAGCTTGTTTGATGACGATACAAATAGAGCAGTTGCAGGTATTTATGTGGGAGGGGTAGGCGATTCTAATTTTATGAGATTCACGCCTTATCACTCAGACCCTAAAGTAAAAGGCAATGATGCAATACCTGACATTGGGCCAAAAAATTTAAGACCGCCCGCTATGATGTGGACAACGTCAGACCCTTGGCCAGATAGGGTTTAAGATAATTTTATATATCTAAACGCCTTTTAATGACGATTTAAAGAGCGTTTTTGTCTAGACTTAATCTGTATTAAGCATAAAAGTTTTACGAACTTATAGTAGGTTTTTATATGTGGAAACAACAAAAACTAAAATTATCCCCACAGGCAAAAACAACATTACAAAACGCACAAAAGGGGATTATTTCCCCTTTTTCGCTATCTGTAAGTGGTACTAAATTAGGTGTGCATAATTGGTCGCACGGCATCAAAGAAAAATCAAATCACTATTTGTCACCCGAAAATGCTGTGAAAGCACTGGCGGCAAAGTTGGTCGATTATGCCGATCCGAATCGCCCTAAAGGCGTGCAGGATGTTGTGGTCATTATGGTGACAAGTAGCAATATTGATCAGTTTATTGCAGAGTTGGAAAACGTGCGAGAGCTATTGCCAGAGCCAACATTTAAGCAGGCATTAGACTATGCAAAATCCAGTAAAAATTTGCAAGAAACAAAAATGATTAAAACGCCAACGATGGCAAGCCCATCATTTTCCAATAGTGCAGATATTACGCCAGGTTCCGCCCGCACCATGCAAAGTATTTTACGCAATGCAACATCTGCAGCGGTTGCGGCGCAAACTAAAGACCCAATGGCGATGATTGAGGCGTTAAAGGCGGCTAAAAAAGAACGCGATAAAGCCAATAACGAAAAAGTCGAAAAAATGCTGAATACATCGGCGAATGTATATGCATTTTCCGTTTCAGATTATCTCGAAGTGGCGGAAGCAAAAATCAAATTGAATGTGCCGATGGCGGGGAATGTGTTTACTGCTTGTGTGATGTTTATTGGTACAGATTTAACCAATATTAGAGGAATGTTGCAAAATGCAGAAACGTAATCCCAGTGTACAACTTGCACTAAATGGCACGCCAATTTATTTAAACAATATTTTAATGTCGGTTTCAGTTAAACGTGAAGAAAAAGACATGAGCGGTCAAAAATCAAGTACCAAAAAATCAGATAAAGGCGTAAAAGCCAAAGAGTTAAGCGTAACGGGGTTTATTCCATACAACAGGAAAGAGTGGCTGACGCAGCTTTTCAATTTAGCTGAAGCAGAAACTGGCAAAGGTGAGCAAACAAAATATCGGGTATCTTGTACAGTAGCTGAAGCAGTGAATATGCGAGAAGTGCAATTTAGTGGAGAGGTTTCCGCAACTGAGCAAAATGGACAATTAGGGTGGGCAATATCATTCACCTTACGCGAAGTGAATTCTGTAGCCGAGAAAAAGGACCAGCGCAAGAAAAAACCAAAGGTAAAAACGCAAGGTGAGAGCGCGCCAGTAGCAAAAAGTGCGGGTGAAAATTCGGGGAAATCTGGAGAAGAAAATAAGTCGGACGAAAGAAAAGGCTGGGCAAAAGATTTAGATGATTGGATTGGTTCATAAATGAAAATTATAAAAACATGCATTATCGATGATGAAGAATTGGAACTTGCTGATGAACTTATCGTTTTAGAACTTAATAATACGGGGCGCGGATTTGTTACGGTTCGTACCGAAAAAGACTGTATCGGAAAAAGTGCAGTTTTTGAGATGGGTGAATATGATCACTATTACAAATGGTTTGACGGTATTGTTGAGCGTGAACAAAGTGCGGAAAACGGCTATAAAAAATTATTTATTCGCGAAAAAGTGGCGGTGTTTGAAAAGCCGTTAAATTGCTCTCATCGCCATATTACTTTGCGCGATTTATGCGCGTGGATTACACGCCAAACAAAAATCCCAGTAAAGGTGCCGCAAGCGGATTATGCGGATACGCCGATTTCGTTATTCACTCATAATGGCAGTGGTTATCAGCTTTTAGCCAATATTGGGCGACAATATCAAATAGCAGATTATATGTGGCAACAATCGCCAGACGGTTCTTTGTTTGTTGGTTCGCATAAAGATTCACGCTGGGCAGGCAAGAATATTGAGTTTGACGAAAGTATGACATTAACCAGTGGCAGCAATGATATGACAATTCCTATCACAGCCGCTATTCGACCTGGTGCGATTATCAATGGAAATAAAATTCAGAAAGTAGAATTGTCTGGCGATGATTATGTGCTTTCTTGGGAAAATTTAGGCAAAGATGGTAAGCCAGAACAAAAAAGCCCAGAACGTCGCCAAATGGAAAAAACATTCCCAGAATTGGCAGGCGGTTATCATTTGCCGAAGTATGCGAAAGTCGTTGGCGTTGCAGATCCTTCTAGTGGCGGTGATATTTCCGATCCGTTCCGACCAAAATATGCTGTCGAGTTGCAACTACTCGATGAAAACGGAAACGAGGATAAAACTGTACCAGTTTATCCTGCAGTACCGTTACCTGTAACAAGTACAGGTTCACAAGGCGGAGATTTTGCCTTTCCTGAAGTGGGCACAATGGTTGAAGTAGGTTTTGCTTATGGGCGAAGCGATCAGCCTTTTGTACGCACTATGTTAGCACAAGGAAAAACAGTACCGAGTGTTGCACCTGGAGAACAACTCAAACAGCAACGCCCAGAAGTGTATGAGCGCACCGATGCCGCAGGCAATAAGATTCGCGAAACCGATCAGAAGATTACAGATAAATCCTTTGAACGCTACATCGAAACCGACAGCGAAGTAAAACAAATTGGCACGTCAAATGTGACGATTGATTCTGATAAAACAGAAACTATTGGCGGAAATAAAACTGTTAGCGTATTGGGTAGTATCAATGACACGACTGCAAGCAATCGTACTGTGGGAACTGGTGGCACGCTACAAGAAAAAATCGTGGGATTAGCGCAACGTGTTTCGGACGAAAAGAATAAGTTTGTGGCGCCATTAAATTATATGGGTTCAGAAGGGCAGAATATTTTTAGACTACTGGAAGACACCATTCAACTATTAGGCGAAGTTGCAAGCACCTTGGCAACGCATACGCACAGAGGTTCACCTCCGCCAGATCAAGCAAGTACATTCACCCAGCAGGCAAGCCAAGCAAAAACAATTAAAGGTAAACTCACGTCTATCATTGAGTAACAACCGCAATTCATATCAAACCAAAGCCGCATAATGTTGCGGCTTTTCTTTATGTTTCCAACATGTATGTCGGAGACACCAACCACGGAAAATCTAAGTTATTGTTATAACAAATAAATCTACGTAATAAGCAATATGAAACAATTCCACGGAAATTTTTCACGTAAAAACACAAGGCACGGAAAATCCACTTCCTCCCCCGCCGAATTTACGTTAAAAATTTGTGTTTTTTCAGTTAGATTTCAAAATAAAAATTAATCTAACTTATTGAAGTAAAAGAGATCATTAATGCAACCGAATAGAGATCTTAACTGTAAAAATTTCAATCTTTTTCATCATTTTTCACTTAAAACAGATCATTAATAATAGAAATAACAAGATAACTTAATGATTTTTAAATCGTTTTTAAATTTTCCGTGTGAAATATGAGAGTAATTGATTTCAGTTAATTGACTGGCGGTTATCGCCATTGTTTAAAGATAGGTTTAAAAGTAAAGATAAAAACTAGATATTTATAATCGCCACTTTGTCGCCAGTTGAATATTATTGGTGGGTCGTGAAGGATTCGAACCTTCGACCAACGGATTAAAAGTCCGCTGCTCTACCGACTGAGCTAACGACCCAAAAGATTGATTTTAAAATAAATTTTAAAACCTTTGAATTGGTGTTTAAATGGTGCCCGAAGCCAGACTTGAACTGGCACGCCTCGAAAGGCGAGGGATTTTAAATCCCTTGTGTCTACCGATTCCACCACTCGGGCATATAGACAACTAACATTTGCGTATTATGGAGGCGTGTCCCGGAGTCGAACCGAGCTACATGGATTTGCAATCCAGTGCATAACCGCTTTGCTAACACGCCACGAATTGGAGCGGGAAACGAGGCTCGAACTCGCGACCCCGACCTTGGCAAGGTCGTGCTCTACCAACTGAGCTATTCCCGCATTCGCTGTTAGTGGTGCGCATTTTACGGAAATTCAGATAACTGTCAATTACAGATTTAAAAAAATTGTCTAACCGTTTAAAAAAAGTTCATTTTGTTCAAATAAATCACAGAAAATGATGGAAAAATGGAATTTTATGTAATTTTCTAATTTCTACTTTTATCAGTTTTTCCTTTGTGCCAAAATGCTAAACGTTTTTTAGCACGTAAAGTGCGGTTTATTTTTCATTATTTTTAGAGGATGTT